GACTTGTGTCCAAGAACTTCCGCTAGAGTTTGTGAATTCTTTTGCCGAAGTAGGTCCTGTTGCAGTCCCACTAGAGGCGGCGTTAAAATCAACAGCGATTCTGGCATAGCCTGTACCAGATGTGCTTAATTCTGCACCACTACCCGCATCTGTGGGATCAGCAGTGTGTAAAGCAAGATACTGATTCGTAGGCTGTGTAAACGCAGTTGTACCAAGAGCATGATCTAGCATCTTGTTCTCAAGGTAATTGGATTTACTCATTTATATCTCCTAAAAGAATCAAGGGGCCGAAGCCCCCCGACTCAGTTTTATTAAGCGAGTTGATCTCGTGCTACTTCGTCAGCACCTTCAGCAATGCCGTCAAGGTCAACGACAATTGCGTACACGCGAAGCTTACCTACAGTTACGTCTGCAGAAGCCGCAATCAACTTGACATCAATTGTGTCAGTTGTTGAGACAAGCTGTGTAAACGTAGCCTGACTTGTAAGGTTTGCGCCACCGTTAGTGCCAGCGGCAAGGTATCCTGTAGAGGTAACGTCCCCACCATCAACAATGTCATCGCCTTCGGCGAAGTCGATGTCAACAGTTGGAGTAGTACCGTCAAACGCAGTCAATACTTCAGCACCAGCCGCAATAATGAAAGTGTTTGCAGGAATTTCTAACAGTTGGAAGATATCGCCGTTAGTGCAAGAGTAGCTAGGAAGTTTAGAAATATCTAAAATTGCCTCTACCATGTATGCATTACGACGGGCTTCAGGAAGCACTGCAATAGAATCAGCCGCTTCAGTCGATATAGTTGACCCAAGGGTCATGTCAAATGTTGCCATGTTTTAACCCTCCTTATGCGGCGTTGTATTTAGCAGTAACAATACCTTCTGGGCGAAGGATCTTGCGTCCATACAGATGCATACCACGAACGATGTCAGCAAAGCTGTCAGGATCGCGATAAGTTTCTGTCTTGTTAATCTGCTGAGCAGTAGCAACAGCAGAAGAATGACCAGCAACAATAACACCATAGTTGGTATTCTGGTTGGCTGAGCCAGTAGTTGAGGCACCAGTACCTACAGAAGGCAGGTTGTTAGAAACATAGACACGGAAACCGTGCAGGTTGTTAACAACAAGACCATTCTGAATTCCTGCGCCACCAAAGTCGCCGTTGAGGAGACGAGAATCTTCGTCCTTCAAAAGCTCAATGAACACAGGATCGACAACTAGCCAACGGCCATTTGTATCAACTAACTGCTGATCTAACAGGCGGCCCATACGAGCGATGACCATTAGAGGTGAAGCAGTTGCAGTTGGAAGTGCAGTTGCACCGGGCAAACGCGCCGCTAGTGGGATCGAGTGATCGCCAGCAGAACCAGTTGTGATGTTACCGAAATCACCCTTCTTCAACTTCATAGAAGAAAGAAGCTCGTCAGAACCAGCAGTGGTTACTGCCTTTGTTCCATTAACCTGATCGTTTACTGTACCAGCTACACTGTTAAGTGCAGACTGCTTGTAACCTGACAGGTAGCCAAGAACTTCTTGGTCATACTGATCACGCAGGCGATAACCGGCACGATCTGTAGCCATTTGCATGAAGTTGACATGAGAATGTGCTTCTTCAATGTCGTCAATCTTGAAAGCGAAGTAGTTCGCCTTGTCAATTGTCAGAGAGAAATCCTCGTCATCGATATCTTGTGGAGTAATAGTTGCACCACGAGCATACTCTTTGACTGTGATCTCAGGCTCTTTGATGATCTTGACTGAATCACCCATTTGGGCAATCTCACCAAAATAATCGTTGTTCGTAACATCTTCTACAACAGAAGACTTACGGAAAGCAAGCTGTACCTGCTTGCTGTAAATAACGGGGCTAAAGTTACCATTAGGTAGGTTACCGTAACCCGCCGCTGTTTTAAATGCCATTGTAGACACTCCTTTATTGCGTAGGTTTAAGGTTTGTGTAACTCCGCCAGAGGCCATCTAACATCAGGGTGGCTTTTTCACCGGCCAAAGTGAATTGCGGCCTGAGTAGGTAGGGTATTCTGAGAAGGGCGAATAAGCGCAACTATTACTTCCTATCTCTGGCCTGAGATATTTGATAACAGTTTTGCTTATTCAAATGCGATGGGTGTCCCTAAAAGGGGGCCATCTGCTTGATATTATTGCGCATAGTTATATCCGCAAACATAAATTTGTCAAGTGTTTATCTGGCTGAACCAGACAAATCATAAACAAAAGTTCCAGCACGAATTGCCTCTGCAATTTTGTCCTGTTCTTTTTCGTATTGCTGGGCTGTCATTTTAGCTACATCAGATTCTTTTATATAAGATTTAGATGCGTCTCCCTCTGGAGAAGATCTTTCCGACTTAGCATTTACAGCTTCTGCGGCACCTTTTACTTTACTAGATTTTTTACTTGCTTTGATACCTTTGTCAGCTTTGTACAAATCAATTGCACGGCCTGCTGATACTGCGTCTGTATCATTGTCATACAGCGCGTCTTGTACCCATTTAGGTTGTTCTTCAACCCAACTATGAAACTCTTCAGTGTCTCTAATTTCTTCAAAGTCGGGATGCAGTCGCATAAGTTCTGCTTCAGCTTTTTCACGTTTTGCCTCAAGCTTCATTTCATCGATTTGTTTAAATTTGCTTTCAAATTCAGACGCTTGCTCATGCGCCTTTTTCATAGCAATTGTTTCTACAATCTGTGCAACATCCGGATACTTCTCCATCCATTCTGTCAATTCATCTTCTGATTTAGGATATTGTATCTGCTTTTTAGTAGATGCTTCTAGTTGTACACGCAACTCGTCAATCTGTTCTTTTAGATCGCTTTCAATCTTTTGTGCGTGTCTGCGCAAATCGCCATATCTTTTTTTGAAGGTCTTTTCTTCTGCGCCCTCTGGCTCTGGGCCGTCGTCCTCTTCTTTAACTTCTTCTTGCGGTTCTTCTTTTGCTTTTAATAACTCTTCAAGTTCCGCTTCTTCTTCTTCAATGCGTTGCTTATTTGCGTTACGCTTAGCAAAGCCAGATGCGACTTTGACCTGTTCGACTTGCTCAGTCATTTCAGTTGCTGTGGTTGACATGTTGTTTCCTTTATGTCTGGGGCTAACGGTTGCCGAAGGGCGTTAGGTAGCCAGTTAAATGAAATCACTTTTTACGTGATGATTTCAATGCACGGTTAATCGTCTCCATCTCCTTCACGGTCAAAACCTTCGTAACCTTCGTTATCTTCGGTTTTTCCAGAGGCGCTTCTGCCATCACCAGATGGGCCGTCACTATCTCTTGTGATGGCACCGCTATCAATTCCATCTGCGATTTCATCTAGATCTTCTTGGCGCTGTGCTTGCGCCATCGCTTCATTCATACCAAAATCTCTATATTTTTCTACTTCTTTACGCTCGTCTCTAGCTCTTTCTTTAACAGCTTCTGCAAATTTCTCGTCATCGTATTTACTTAAAACAGCTTCTATTCCGGTATTTTCAAATTCCTCAAGATTTATGTTGTATTTTTCAGCAATCCTTTCTATAGCCGCAGTTCTGCCTAATTGTGTCTGTACGCCAGCGGTTAATGCAGTCGTCGGAGTTGCAATTTCACCTGTCATAAACGGATCTTTTTTTGTTATCTCTGCAAATTCAGGATCTAGTTGAGCCAATGTCCTGTTAATTTCTTTATCTCTAGCTATTTTAGCTTGGCGTTCTGCGTCTCGTTCATCTTTTAATTCGTCAGTACCGTCCCTGCCATCATCCTGCACAGTAGGCTGAACGATTTCAGGTGCCTGTGCTACAGCCTCTTCTGCTGGCTGATATTTATAATTACCGGGAACAGTGTAACCTTGCATGGGTTTTCCGTCGTAGAAAGGCACCATCAATATTTCACCATTGGGGCCAACGTATCTACGCATTTCTGGGGCGCTTGTTTGTGCGCCTACCGCAACGTTAGCAGGATTTGTAATAAACGAAGGCTGTTGTCCCGTTGGAACACTTGGCGCGGTATAGCCCGTTGTAGGCATGTACCCAGTGCTAAATTGCTGTTGGGGCATATACGAACCATTGCTGGCATATACAATGCCTCCTTGCGCAAACTTCATTGTCTCGGGATCATTAGGATCAAAGTTATCTATAAGCTGATCAATTTCATCGTTATAGTCGCCTTCATCGTCCATGGTAGCCTCTTCTGAATTACCCATCTGGCCCATGGCTTCCATTTTATTTAGTCCTGCTTTAGCTTTTTGCCGCAGTTCCATTAAGTTTTCTAGTCCGATATAACGAACAACATCAGCAGGAAACACAAATTCGCCTTCGCTAAGTTGTGCAGGAATATCATCTCTGACTTCTTTTTTAGTAGATCCTGTAGGGACATCGTTTCCTGATACGGGGTCAACTGTTCCTCCTTCGTCTTTTAGACCACCCTCATCGAATAACTTCATTTGTTCTTCTTTGGTTTTTCTTTTCCTAGCCATCAGCTAAAGCCTCATCCTGTAAATATTTAAGGGAGCGCAATGCTTTAACTGCACCCTGAGATTGATGAATTGCGACTGTATCACTAGACTGTTCCAATTTTCTGTGCTGTTCAGCTATCATAATGTCTAAATACTCACAGAAAGCGTCCCACTGCTTTTTGTTACTGCAGAGGGGCTTGAGGCGGCTGACCGCCTGCTTCCGCTGGTTGTCCTGATTGGTCATTGCCTGTAAATCCTTGTTCGCCCGGTACAGGAGCCTGTCCTACACCGATATTGCTACCGCCGCCGCCAGAAGTATCTTGCACACCCGGAGGTCCACCAGCAGGTTGTGCGGGTGGAGGTGGAGCATTTTGTTGCATGAGTTTTTGCTGTAAAGCGGCTTCCTCAAAGCTGTTAGTTACTTTTTCTGGATCAAGATCCATGGACTTTGCAATCTCACGTACAATGTAAGGAAATTTAGCAAACGGAGCCAATGTTGGGTTAGAAGCAACTTGCATGAATTGCATCAACCGCTGACTGCGTACTTCATTAGCCATCAGAGATTCTGTCCCACGCGCCTTAACTTCTAGATCGCCTTTTATTTCTGGATCAAAGTCAAACTGCATATTGAACGAAAACATTGCTTTTCCTAAAGGAGATAACAGATAATCATCCACGTTTTTGATGACAGTCTTAATACCCCCAGCCGCCGCGTTCATCAGCATTGAAATACCAGACGCTGTGCGGCCTACACCAGACACACCTGTTTGCCCATGCGCAAATGAGGGGAAGCCTGTTGACTCGTCCGCTAACACGCGGGCTTTGTCAAACAATTGCATATTTTCTCCAGATACATTTGGAAACTTTGTACCAAAGATTGCTTGCCCCGGCGCTCCGCCTTGACGGCGGAATACTTTACCCGGATAAACAGACAGATCTTGTCCCGGTACTAAGTTTGTCTCATCTATTTCAATGAGCAAATTACCTGACAGTACAGCATTGTCTACAGCCATACGCATAAATCCGTTCATCAGAGTTTGGGTATCGTCCATGTTTTCTGCGATACCTACTCCGAAGAATGAGTATGGATTTAACTCATAGGGGACTGCGTAGTATGGAATGTGAGCAGGCTTAAACGGATTGAGTACAGCACGTAAAATTCTACCGTTGCAATACCAGATATTTGCTTGAACTTCATCAAGCTCCTCAAACTCTTCAGGAATATCTACATCTGCTAACTCTAAAATTTCACGATCTATTGTACCCCAGTATTCAAGAACTTCAAATCTATCAATGTCGTAGTCTGTTTCATAATCACGAAGATCATCTTCCCAATACTTTTTGATATATCCTTCGCCCATTTCAACAACATCATCAATGACATTTGGACGGAAAAATGGTCTTTTCTTTAACGCTCGTAACTGTGTACGAGACATTTTATGGCGCTCTACAACATATTGCGCCTCGTCCATATTTGCCGCGTCAGGGTCAGGATAGAAGTTCCAAACAGAAACATGGGACGTAGAGGGAACCGTTTTGATTGTTGGGTTGTATTCCCCTTCCTCGTCCCAATTCGGATACTCTTTATCAACAGCAAACGGGCCTTTCATAATACCCGTACCGAAGAGAGCCATTTCAAAAGCGGTAGAACGAAGTTGCTTAGAGGCATGAGATTCCTCTAGCTGATCCATAATCTTCTTTTCCATACGCTTAGCCGCAATCATTGCAGGCTCAAAAGTAACTTTTGTTGCAGTGGTTCCGTAACCTTCTTCAAGGTTATCCACTTCTTGTAATTTATTTTGCAGAGCACCAAGCTTCATTTCTCTCAGAGAACTGGCAGTAGCACCTGCGGGAAAATCTTCTCCGTCCCCATCAAAACCAAAAACAGATCCTTGGTCTGCAGAACCCTCCGGTTTTGGTTGCATGTCAAAATTTACAGCTTCTGAAATACCCTCTGGTAACTTTGTAGGTTCTACAGAGATAGGAAACTTTTGATTGGCAAACAATACATCAATGATTTGACCATACGCCGCAAGCGTTTTTGTTTTTGTTACTTTAATGAATACTCTTGATTTTTCGGCCTCTGTAAACTGAACGTCTGGTCCATACAAGCCCCGATAATTTCGATAGGACTGTAACCAACGGTCCTCATCTTGGCGGCGAGTATCTTCTGCTTTCTGATATCGCTCCATTACAAACCGAACAATTGTTTGTAACTCAGCCGCCTCTGGCTCGTTTTCATCTGTAGTGTCTTCTAGAGCTAACTGTGCGTCATTGCTCTCGACATCCATGATGTCATCTTCTTCCATATTTAATACCCAAATTTACTATCTGCTGGTATAAAGGACGATGGCCTAGACGATGCTGGATCATAATCCCAAATTGAGAAACGAGGTCTTGACATAATCCCATATCGCATTGCGTCATACAGGTGGTCCTCAGACTTAGTGTCAATGTCCTCTGGATTCCTTTTGTCTAAAGGAATAACAGGTAACTGTGCAATAATATTTGTACAATTATTAAAAAATATCAGTCTTGGTTCTTCTGTAAATTCATCTACCTGTAACCGGCGATGCACTTCATTTTTACCCGCTACGCGAGAACCTGCGGATCTATCCGATGGCCTCCATCGACAGCCCTTTTGAATCATTTGCTCTGCAAGAGATGGACCAGTGTCACCACGTTTATGCCAACAAGAACTATCTAAAACACCATACTTTATGTTGCCGTCATCCTGCTCCAGTTCCATAACCATGTCTGCAAGATCAGTTGCCAAAACTTTACTAACGTATAACTCACGATACACAATAAGCTGTTCGTCAGGTGATACAGCAAACCAAACAACAGCAGAGTAAGAACCATAGCCGTAATCACAGGCACGAAATTTAACCCAATTGCGAGGTATGTCAAAAGGATCAATAACATGTATTTGTCGATTAAACTCAGGAAAAGCCGCACCTTCTGCAACATCCCAATTACCCTCTAATAATTGTTTTCTTTGATGCTCTGGCAGGGACAAGAGCATTGCTTCATAGTCCCCCTGATCATATAAGTGAGGGTTGTCTGTTAACATGGCAGGAATAAACCTACGCTTAAATAATGGTTCACCCGCCCGTGAGTGATTCTTAGGATACCTTAAAGTTGTTCCAGTTTCAATATCGGTAGCATTAAAAGCTTTTCCATGCGGCGCAGGATCAATAAACATTTTTTTGACCCACGAATGTCCCGGTCCTCCGGGGTTTGTTGTTGCCCGCATATATGTTGGTAAATCTGGAGCAGTGCTACGTAATCGAGATCTCATGTAGTCCCAAGCAAATGGAGTGTTCCACTGCGTTAACTCGTCAAAACCAATCCAGCTAAAAGCTTGACCTTGGTATCTTAATACGTCTTCGTCCCTGTCGAGATACGAAAACCAAAGCCTTGCGCCTGAAGGTGCAACCCATTGCATCTTTCTTTCTGACCATTTTATTCCCGGCCAGATTCTTGGATACATTTCCTGAGATTTCCATACAAGCTCTCTAAGTTCCTCGTTTGTATGCCGCAACAGCAATCCACTAAACGAAGGATGTCCCATAAAACGCAGAGGGTCTGCAAGCATAGCATATGACTTACCACCACCAGCGGCACCGCCAGACAACACTTCCCTTTCGCCTGCGGCCAAAAACTCAGTTTGAGGACCAACATTTGGCTTAAAAATTACATTGTGTTCTTCTGGGCGTATTGGTTCAAACTCAGGTTCTTGGTGTACGTCTTCACGCACCTCAATCTTAGGAGTCTGCGATACTTTCT